GTACATTTCCTTTGCCCTGTGCGTACTCTCCAATGATTTAATCCACCTGTTCACCAACTGCGATGTGAAGTGCGAGAACATCACCTTTGTCGTTCCTGTGAAGCGTTCGAGGTGTTGTAGCGCAAGTTGATAGTTCTTTGCGTTCCGTTCCTGTCCATTATCAATCATACGTGCGATGTGCGTGCGTGCGTAGTCAGAGAAGCAAATATCATCATTGCCACTCGTGAGGAACTCCGCAATCTCCTTTGCCGTCCAATGTTCGATGTCCTTTTTGTTCAGCCGTTCATTGTACTCCAAAATCTTCTGCGTACAGTATTGTAGTACGTAGGGGTCTTTGATTTCGTTGGTCTTGGTCAGTTCCTTTCTCGTAACCATCTTGTCTGTCTTGATGAACGAAGATGCACGATGATGTGTTACCCGGATATACACAGGGTAAAAACCGTCAGCCCTCGCCGTTCTCACTACTGCTTTCAATGTTGCCATATCTGTTATTCTTTATCGTTAATCATCAACTGCGTTCCAAAGTGTCTGTATCGTGTTCCAATGGATTGAGGTGCATTTTGTCATAACTCGCTCACACCTCGGCAATACCATTTGTACAACACCCGTACAACACTGTTGTAAAAACCCACCAACTATTGTACAACATTTGCGTTCATTCTGCACATTTAATGCTCATTTCGCACGTGCATTATTTATATAAAATAGGCGGTAAGCCCTTGATTGCGAAAAGCCTACCGCCTAAATCGTTAATAATCAAGTATCTTACTTGTTATCCTCAACAGCAGCCTGAGCAGCTGTAATTTCGGTCTGCTTTTCAGCGAGTTGCAAAATGTCGTACAACAATGTGTCAGCAGGGCTATTTTTGCTCGACCTCCTTATAGTTTTCTATTACCAAAATCGTTTTTGTCCACTTGTCGAAGTAATATTCATCATCCTCTTTTACATATCGTCCATTCAGCGCAAACAGGTACGCCAAAACTAACGCACAAATGCAGAGTAGAATTTTTATTGCCTGCAATACAGAAACTGAGTAATGTTTATTATTCATTTTATTTTAAGATAGAAACTAATAGAGTGGCTAATCCAATTACAACTGTTGCGACAATACTCCATTTTACAAGTTTGTTATTTTTGTGTTGCGCACGCATCTGTTCGTTATGTCGTTCTGCGGCAATTCTCTCTGCATTTTCTTTTCCACTCCACGCTCCTGTGCTTGCGAAATGTTTTCCTAATTCGTTGATGGTAAAAACCGGCATCGCTCCTCTTGACATAGGAAATGTTCTTCCGTACATCTCTAATAATCTCAAAGCACCATCCAAGTCAATACCTGTTGCGTTTATTTGAGATGGATAACAATGCCCATCATCAGATTTCGCAGCATTTATCAATATCTTCTCTGCAAGTAATGTCAAACTGTCCATCACTCCATTCCTTTAACCATTGACACCAATTTGTTCATCACGTCATCTCTTTGCTGAAAGTTTGAAACAAGTGATTTGCATAGTTCGATTAGTTCTCTATTGTCATCAATGACAGTCGCACTTGCAGTTTTTTCGGTGTCTATACTATTTGCAAGTGCCCTTACATCGTCATCAAAGAATAGGCGAATATCAACCCTCAACTTCAATGCTATCTGTTCCAAGTCAGCAGCTTGAATTTTGTTGTTATTCACGCAACGATGCAAGTTTGCTTCGCTCATACCTATGTCGGAGGCTAATTGTCTCATCCCTCCGGCTCTCTTTTCGCACAAATTTCTAATCAAACCTAAATTCATAATTATCAGCGTATTACAATTTGCGACTAAAATAAAATACAGACAAAATGAAATTTTCTGTCTAAAATATTTGCGTGTGTCTGTATTATTTTATAGTTTTGCACCATAAAACTAAACATTAAACTTCAAATGACCGAAAAAATGGCTAAAAAAAAGACTATTACAGGCGAATTAGAGCCTATGAAAATCGGAGAGCGCAAGGAGTTCCCTGCATCACTATGCACTACTGCAAGAAGTATGGCGAGTATGCTCGGTTTCAAGTGGAACAGAACATACAAGACCGAGACAGACCGTGAAAGACGTGTCGTAGTAGTAACCCGAATTGCATAACGCTATGATTAGAAGAAGAACTCCAAAGGTTTCAAGAGAACGTGCTATTACAATAGCGATGAACCACAACTGCGTACCTCGTGGCATTGCCGAGAGATACACCGACAGCGAACTGAAAGAAGTATTAAGACAACTCAAATTAAAAGCAGATTTCTAATTATGAATAAGATTGAGATTAAGAGTATCGGTTTTGACTCGTTTGGTCGTGAGGTTTTTCAGACTGCCAAAGGCTCATTACTCTGTGATGTAAACCTCGACCGTTCACACAAAAATATGAATTTGTGTGCCAAACTGAACAATGAGTTTGACGGTGAGCCGGATTTCCCTGTAAAGGTTGAGAGATTTGTAGTCGTGGAGGAATTTTCAACATCAAAATAATATCACTATGGATAAGTTTATGAGCCTCAGCCAACTTGCGATGTCAGTCTTTATGTTCCTCGGAACAATCACTTGGGGCATTGCTCACCTCATCAAAGGCACAATCGGTTTATTCGGTCTCCTCGTAGTTCTGTTATTCGCCCTTTTGATGTGGGTACTTGTACGCGAGTCTTATCGTGAGTATCAACAAGAGAAAAACAAGTAAGCAATGGCACAGGAGGTTGGTATCGGTGCAGAGTTTCAAGAACTCGCAAAGGCATACGCCAAAGCAGAGAAAGAATTAAGCATTAAAGCGTATGTCGCAATCTTAATCTGCAAGAAGGTGGACGGAAAAGAGGTCGTGCTACATCGTTACGACCTGCCACGTGAAAGTGTAGAGCGTTGGCAATGGGTAATTGATTGGCGCAAAGCAAAGTTTGTCTGTGCAGACCCTCGAAGTTATATCTACACCACTATGTCTTTCTATGACAAGACAAGTGGTGAGAAGTACGGATTTAGAAGCGACCTGTCGCAGCTCGTGGCATTGAAGAGCAAAATCACATTGCAGGAGAACAGGGTTGCAGCATACATCAAAGCCAATCAAGGTAACTTATTCTTTGATGAAGCCACAGACCCTGCATTGCAGAAAATTCGTGCAAAGGTGGAGTTCGCAAAGGAACGTGTTGCATTGGCAGAAGCGAGACTGAAAGCAAAAGTAGAACAATATCAGAAAGAACAATTGTAATGGGAACACCAAAAGGCAACGGACTTGTCGAGATTACAGGCGAGAACAAATCAATGGATAAAGGTTGGTTTTGTATGGACTTGATGGGATTTCTTCGTGGTGTGGATTGGGACACCTTTCATTCAGCCTATCAGCAAGCCAAGTCCGGCAACTGTCCTTTCAAAGATAAGTGCAAGCGTTACGAACGCACAGTAAAGAAACGTGGTCATCAATTAAGCATATTCTAACTATGGCATCACATACCAATCCCATTTGCGCCAAGTGTGCAAAAGCCTATGAGCAGTTGAATGGTCGCTACTGTACCCTGCTCAAACGAAATGTAGAGTACGACAAGACACCTGCGTGTCAAAGTCAAACCAATAAAAAGTAAATCTATGCTCACACTCGATTTTTCCGACAAGTCAGTTACCTACGAGACGTTCATCCACGATGTTGCCGCTTCGGTAGTGCGTATGCTCTCCGAAGTACGCAACGACCCCGAGACAGTCAGCCAACGACAGGCATACACGATGTTCGGACGTGGCAATGTCGATAGGTGGCGCATAGAGGGCAAGATAGAGCCTTGTAAACGTCCCGGCAAAGTCGAGTACCGCACGGCAGAGTTGAGAGCATTACAGAACGTGAAACAGGACTATTTCAAGATATAACAACAAGGCTGTATAGAGTAATGGGAACTACACTCCGGGTCGTATGCCACAATGGAGGGTTAGCGGTTCGAGTCCGCTTGCAGCCACAACAGACAACTGTATTTCAATAACTTTAATTATTAACATTATGAGCAATGCATTATCATTAGCCCAAGAGTTGCAACAGACAAAAGCAACCGATGTGATACGCAATGAGCGTGTCCGTAGTCAATTCATCAACGTCTATAACTCCATTTGGAAAGAGGGAGGCGAACAGGTGTACGAGCGTGAGGCAATCTACTTCAACCAACAGTTGAGAGACAAAGCCAACCTGCGTGAATGCTCTGGTACATCAATCTTCTATGCCTTTATTGACCTTGCTGTAAAGGGGCTTACCCTTGCACCGGGCGCACAGGCACTCTGTTACCTCATTCCTCGCAATGTCAAGGTAGGCACAAACCAACAGGGCAACGACATTTGGGAGAAAGTCTGCAACCTTACCATTTCGGGATATGGCGAATTGGTGCTGCGCAAGAATGCCGGACAGATACGCCACGCCGACAATCCTGTTATCGTGTACGAGGGCGACACATTCCAATACGGAGAACAGAACGGACAAAAGATAGTGAACTATATGTCCGCTTTCCCTCGCAAGTCCAACAAGATTATTGCCTGTTTCTTGAAGATTACACGTGCCGATGGTACGATAGACTATTCTGTGATGACTGAACAGGATTGGATGCGACTTAAAGGTTACAGCGACAAGCAAAACTCCTACTTTGACCGCAAAACAAACCAATGGGTAACCAACTCTAACGAACTCTACAACAAGAACGGTCAGATTGACACAGGCTTCCTTATGGCAAAGTGCGTGAAACACGCATTCAAGACCTACCCAAAACTGAATATCGGTCGTGGCTCCGCTCTCGAAACTGAAATCATCGAACAGCCTCAACCGACAGACATCGACCCATACGGCGGTGTTGGAACAGAGCAGCCTCAACAGCAGGAACAGCATTTCGCACCTGCACCCGATATGTCCGCAGGTGTAACAATCGACCCTGCACAGCAATCAAACAACGCAGACGACACATTCTAACACCATACCACTATGTCA